TAGGCAATTCTTGACGGTAGTTTTTCCAGATTCGTTTGGAAAAGTCTTGACCATCAGGACTCCAGGGTTGACTGACAATGATTTTTAACTGGGCTTCATTGTAGTGGGCAAAGTTACTTGTGATATTAGTAGTAGCGGCTTGCAAGTTATAAGTTGTCCGCATATACGTATCATCGTACTGTTTGGTTAAAACATTCCGAAAATGATTCGTTTCTTGACTAGCAAAACGTTCTGCCAATTGTTGTAACTGTTTCTCTAGGGATTGTAAACGAGCGATCCGTGAACGATAATAAATTGAATTCAATTCTTGATCAAAACCACCCGCCTTGGCTTTTTCCTCAAACTGCTTGAGGGTGATCTCCCAGTGCTTGGTGTCAATATTCTGTAACAGCTTAGCGGCATCTTCCTTAGAAATGCCTTCATTGTTGGCATACTTAACATACCAAGATTCAAACTCGGATTGAAACTCACGGAATAAGCCGTTAAGTTCAGGTTGTAAAGCCCGTTCATAGTCTTCAGTATTCTTTAGCTGCTTAGCTTTAACGGTGAGAAAGCGCCGTGTCCAATATGCTTGATTACTTTGTTGGCTCATCATCTTCACCTCCGTTCAAGCTGTTCAATGCATCGGGATTGTTATAACCATCTCGCTTTACAATGTCATCCTGACGATCCTGTAGCTCTTGCTGCCAGTCATCCACAATTGGATTAGCTTTGGCAATGGCTTCTTCAGAACTATATTGAGCAACTTGTGAAACGGCCTGGGCTTTCTCCAGGTCATTCTGGACTTGATTGCGATGCCAAGTTTGATTAATCGATCGGCTATCAGCATCACTAACTCCCATCCAATTCATGATGGCACGGATAAGCATATTCAACGAATCGGTAAAGTAACTTTCAGTTGTGCCAGCTTTTAATTCCAACGTACTATACAGCATTTTAATGGCAGTTCCAGAAGCGTTGCTATCATTCTTAAAGTCTGCCGGATCAATTCCTTCACCATACGTAAAGATATCTGCTTTCGTTGATTCTAGCAGTGTGTTGCGAGCTTCCACAGGAATATCAATTGTGAGTTTATCAACGCCAGATTTATCAGTGCCACCAACATTATCAACTTTAATTGCATGGGCTTCCTTAAGCGTCTTCTTGAACTCTTCAAGTGATTCACCACCATAGTTTGTAAGAATTAGAATGACCTGCTGGATATCATCAACATCGTTTACAAAGCCGTTATAGACATTATCGTAGACATCAATCAGGCCTTTATACTTCTTGAGGTCCGGCAATTCGTATTTATTCTTACTGAATGGGATAAACGGTATCTTGCCTAAACCATGGTTTAATTTGCTACTCGTTCCGGTCTCTGTTCCACTGCTAACATCATAAATTGAAAACCAGTCTTCACATAGCTCCAAGTCTGTGTAATTGGGTCGTTCGGACTTAAAGACAGTACAATCTTTATCAGTCCAATATTCATGGATACTGAATTGTTTACCAGTTTTTGGATTTAATTGTTGATAGGTTCGCCTAACTGCTAGTAGTTTACGATTAAGATCGCTTGAATAGATTGGGGTGATTTGACTAGGAGGTACAATCCCATAACGGAATTGATTATCATCATCAATCCAGTAATGCAGCCAGCCAACACCAGCATTGGCAGCGTCAACAACCAACTGATTCAATCGCAGCTTGAATTCGTCGCCGAGTGTGTCAGTAATCTTGTCATTCAAGCTATCGTCTTGAACATCAATATCTGGTGGAACAGTAGTCAAGTAACCGGCTTCTTGGTCAACTAACAACTCGTGGAAATTATGAGATACTCGATTATCTGCTGAACGTAGGATGTCGTCTTTACCATGTTCATTAAGCTTAGATTCCCCATTGTTACGATTAGTAATATCGTTCTCATTTTTGTAATAGCGTAATGATCGTTGGAACTGATGATTGAATCTGTTGCGTCGTTTATCAGTGGCTTTTAGTAAGTCCTGCATCTGTTTTATTTCCAAGGAATGAAGCCTCCTTTCTTCATAAGTGATTCCAATTCGTATCTGGTCTTATCAATCGTATGGTCATTACCATCTGGATAACCGGCTTTAAAATTGCCATTGGCATCTTTAGCTAACTCATAACCTTTAAACTCGCGAGCCGTGTTCGGGCAACGACGAGGATCAATCACAATCTCTCGCAAGTCCTGCAGCCATTTAAAACCATGCTCACGGCTGCCAGGGCCTTTCTTAGCACCCATTACGTTGATGCCTAAGTCTCGAAATTCAGCAATGGTTCTGGGTTCTGCTGAATCAGCAATCACCGGCTCATTCATTGGATTAAGCTTCTTGATAGCTTCCACAGCTTCACGGTTAGTCATGCCAACTTGATAAATTTCGTTAAATAAAAAGATTCGACGTCTTGCCGAGTCCCAATAAGCATCACCATAAGCTAATGGATCATGAGCAAAACCAAAGTCCAGACCATGGTAAATCTTATCGAAGTGTGATATTTCTTCATCAGTAATCTCTCTGATCGTCAGGTTGTTAAAGACTTCAGCACCAGTACCAGTAACCTCACCAAGGTACTCATGAGCATATGCTTTAGGATTATCTTTCTTTAGTTGTTCTGCATCAGCTAAAAACTCTTTACCTAACCATGCTTTAGGAACAGACCGATAATCAGATGAATGAACCAAAGTATCTGTCCGTAATGCTGCTGCATCACTTGCTTCATTCACCCAATTGTTTTGGGAAGCTGGTGGATTATAAGAATAGAAGGTGACGATGTTCGAACCGCCACGATTAAGCGATTGATTAATGTTTCGAATCTCAACCATACCATTAAAGTCGGCAGCTTCTTCGTAGTGTTTGAATTTTGTATAACCACGCCGAAACTTCTGCGACTTAACTTTCTGCGGTTTATCAGCACCCTTGAACCGTATCTGTTGACCGGTTGGTAAGTAAGTTAACTGCATTGGACTAACGGAATCTAGCCACAGGTCCGAAACACCTAACTGATCAATTGCCCATAAATACTGGTCAAACACTGAATCTCTTAAGGTTGCGGCAACTTTCCGCAAAACAATCGCATTGGCTTCGGGGTCCGTCATGATTCGCATCACAATTTCGAGCGAAATAAAAGAGGACTTGGTTGAACCTCGTCCTCCCTTTAACCAATAATTCGCATGTCGGTGCTTCTTTAAATCCCAGTGCAGCTTGTAAAATGATGGCGCAATGAGGGATGATAATCTAACCATCACGATCACTCTCCGCTGGGACATCGTCCACAATCTCAATTGGATTGATGTTGGCATTAATATCATGCTTCTGAGTGGGGATGAAGCCGGCCCGGTCAAGCAAATCTTTAGCAGCATTATATCTAACCAATTCACTCCGAGCATTTAAAAGTTTCAGCATTGTACTCATTGCTTTTGGTGTCGATCGTGAAATGGTTTCATTAGTATATAGCCGCATTGCTTCAATGAAACCCTTGTCCCTTTTCCACCTAGAAAGTGTTGTTGGATGAATTTTTAATTGAGCGCTAATTTCTTTTTGTGAGAGATTACCCTCAAACATTAATTCAATTGCCTTCTGTTGATTCTTCGTTATCATGCAATCTCTCCTTTCTGTTAGCACTTTTTAGCCATCAAATTATAAACCCGCTCACCTCTATGTTCCTCTGCATGACATGAGCTACAAAGGGTAATTCCGTTGTCTACATTGATTCGGTTTACTGGATCATTTGACCAATATGAAATATGATGTGCACATAAATTTAAATGGCTTCCGCAATGCTGGCAAGTATATTTATCCCTTTCGAGGACTCGTTTCCTCCAACGCTTTACTAACATATCCTCACGATCAGTGATGACCGCCGATTGTTCAATTAAGTTATTTGTCTGATGAACCCCAAGATAATAATTTAAAAGTACTCGTGCTGCCATCTTCTGATATGAAGTGGCGTTGATCGAAATAATTACCGCTAATCCGTCAACGCAGATTTTTAAATTGAATTTCTTACATAAGCACCGTTTCAATAAACACTCCGCGGCCTTAATTTGTTGTTTAATTGGGTCTTGCATGCTTCGAATATGACGAATTTCATCAGTCATTAAGGCGGCTTGTGTGGCATTGCCGCTAATTAAATATTCGTCAGCAAACTTTTGTTGTTTAATTGTTAGTTTTGTCATTTTGCAAGCCTCCTTAATTTCATAATGTCATTCCTATGTATTTAAATGGGCGAGGCCGGTGCCAGTCCCATTTGTAGCCGCTTTTTCACTGCTTATGAGGCAGAAACGATTTATCCCGAAGTTACATCGCCTAGCTAACTTTACCAGCTAATTCATTGCAAAATAAAAGCCTACGTTTTCCGCCGCAGGCATCATGTAACTCACTACAGTTCAAGTTCTAGACAACATAACATACAAGTTTTTATTTTTGCGTGAGCTACATGTTCGTTGATTGGACGGGTACTACTCATTAATTTTTAGGAAG